TTGACAACCGAAGTATTTGCCACTTCAGCCCTTAATGGTTCGATTAAACCAGCAAGGTCATATGTACCTATTTTAACTCTATTGTTTTTAGTTAAAATTGGGTCCCAGTCTTTGCCAGTATAGCCGAGAGCTTTACCAGCATCTACAACTGTAGATTTTCTGAAATGGACTTGGTCTGGATATTTTGCCGCCAGGTCCTTCAGTAAAATTGTTGTTGAGGTTTTCAAGTTATTCATAATATAGTTTCTCCTTATCTTTATTTTAAATATGTGTATATTATACTATATTCTCGGGCGTCTGTAAACACGCTAGATGAAAATAATATAAATTGTAACATACATGTAACACAATTGTAACATGCCTGTAACATTAGGCCACCGCCTTTCCAAAATTTGTAAGTAAGGTTTTGTTATTCTTCTTAGACTTACTGTATTTTTTAAACTGTGAAGTTATTTGACCTTTGGTCGCATCTTCGTCTGGGGCGAACCCATCATCTTCTGTATTCAATGCATTACCATGTTTTACAACATAAAATTCATTGTATCCAAGAGTATCGGTAAAGGTAACACATTTGTGTTTTGCATATTGTCTGTTATATGGCTTACGCTCATCATGGTCATGTATTCCATATCCTTCTCCATCACATTTTGCATCTGATATTTTATACCAGAAATTAGATGAACCGTCAGCAATAAAGAACCCAATAGTTTTTACACCATATTTCTTTTGAATGCTTTCTAGTAGAGCTTTGGTTCCTTGTCTGCCTCTGTCTGGCATCATTATTTTTTTACCATCAACATTTATGATTGTTTTTCCATACATATCAACTCCAACATAATCCACCTCACGAGATCTACATACATTTACTCTGTTTGCATCTCCATCTGATATCACAACCAAGTTCATTTTGTCAACAGCATTTTTGTTTTTGAATTCTTTAATTAGTCTGTGGCTGTTAATAAGAGCTTCGTTTAATGGAGTTGAACCATATTCTTCAAACTTAGATAATATCATTCTTTCATCGTATGAATAATCACCAGCCGACAATTCCTTTCTTAACCAGATGTGGAACATAGCTTCTTCGTATTGGCCCTTTTTAAGCTTTGAGGATACAATCTGAGGTAGTGATAATCCACAATGAGCGATTTCGCCTTCTCTTGTTACTGGTCCTGTGTAATCCTCTTGATCATCTCCCCAACCATTTTTGCCTAGTTTACTATTTGAACTAGTGAAACCATAAACATCGAATGGGATATTAACTGCCTTACAGAAAGTTACAAGGTGTAAAAGTTGGTCCATAACTTGGCCCATAGTTCCACACATTGAACCAGAGTAATCAATCAGCATCATCATTCCATGGTTTTTAGCATCAGCCAATTTAGTAACTCTTGAAAATATATCCTCATTAGTTTTATATGACCATAATCTGTTAACATCGATTGAACCAGTTTTTGCAGTTTGAGCTCTTGAATATCTGAACGCTGCTTTTCTCATTTCAAATTCCTTAACTGCATAATTGACATTTCTTTTAACATCTTTCATGTACATTTTGAATTCATCTTTTCTGTATTCATAGTTACCAATATCAGACCTAAGAGCTCTGTCCTTAGCCAAGTCATCATATGAAATAACCATTCTGTCTCTGATTTCTTTTCTTGGCTCATTACCAACTTGAGTTTGGTTACCTCTTTCGTCTTTATCTAAGAGGGTGTGTTCTTTTCTTCTGAACGCTTCATCAGTCGCTGAAATGTCTTCTTCAGCAGGTTGATTTTCGACATTACCTTGACTTTGGGCATCATCGTTTGCATCTCCTTCAGCAGGTTTATCTTCGGTAGGTTTTCTTCCCTCATCGGACTCGTTGCTTTTAGCTTCTGGTTGAGTATTTTGTTTCTCATTAGATTCCTCCTTATCATAGTCATCGTGAGCTGATGGTCCAGATTCGCCATCATTATTAGTTTCATTTTCTTCACCTGTTTCACCACCTTCTGGATTTTGTGGCTCAGGTTGTTGTATAAGTTCTGGTGTATTTTCTTTAGTATAAGCAAGAATGTCTCTGACCAATTCAGTAACCTCTTTAAAGGTTTCAGTTTTCATTGCTCTATTATAAAATACCATCTCTTCTGCACTAAATGGTACATCAAGTAGATTACCAACTTTAGCTTTTAGATTAATTTTGTCGATTAGTTTAACATTATCCCAATCAGTATCCAAGAGGTCCTCTCCAAAGAATCCATCTTCAAATAGTTTTTTGTAACCTCTGGACATAGGACCTATTAAACCAGCATAATTCTGTTTAATGTGTCTTTCAATTCTTGCGTCTTCGATAACATTAATATATGTTCTAGGGCAACCCTCTAATTTTTCAGGGCTGTCATGCCATCCTTCGAATGGAGTATATAATGCGTGTCCAACTTCGTGACCAATTAATAGGTCAGTAACATCGTTACCCATATCTTTCCATTGAGGTAATCCTAGAACTCTGTCTTTGATATCAAACCAAGCTGTGTGATAGTTACCATATTGAACAGTAATATCCTCTTTGGCTAATAATTTTGCTAGTGTGGTTTTATGATTCATATTACTCTTCTCCCCACACTACCATTAATGTAATGTTTATTGTTAAAATTATTATTCCGATTGTACTCATATTAACTCCTTATCAATTGAATATGGTACTATTATACTCTATCTATAGGAGAATGTAAACCTTTTTTTGAAAAAAACTGAAATTGTAACATGAATGTAACACAAATGTAACATGCCTGTAACAAATCTGTGATTTGGTGGAGCGTGTGGTTCTGCCCCACAGCATTTCCTATTGCAAGTAGGAAATTGACCCTAGTCGCGCCCCTACTTAATCTTTGAAAAATTCTTTTGTTTAAAGAACTCTATCTTTGACCTGAACTTGTTCTCTAATATTTCTCCTTTATGAGATATAATAAAGACATTCGTACCATCTTCTAGCGTGGTTAGAATTTTGGTTAAGTTTTCGATACCATCGTGGTCCAAAGAACTGTCAAAGGTTTCATCGAGTATCAGCAGATTCGTTGCTGCACTATTCTTGAGTTTAGCGATTTGCCTCCAAGTAAACAACAACGATAAATCGATTCTTTGTTTTTCACCTTCACTGAATGAGGCGTAGTTAAATGAATCACGATGGCGTGACCTAATGGTTTCATTGAAGTTTTCATCTAAGTGAAACGCTACAAAGAAATCCAAAATCTGTAGATATTGATTGATTAACCTATTCATAACAGGTAAATATTGTTTGATAACTTTGGTTTTGATACCAGTATCTTTTAACATTTCTCCTATTACTTCATTGTAGGTTCTTTCTTCAACATACTGTAATTTGTTTTCAGTTGATTTTTGCTTACCTCTCCTCATTGTAGATAATTCTTTTTTGGCCTGGCCTGAATCACCTGATTGTGAAGTGAGTGTATTAATTTCTTTTTGAATTTTATCTATTTCTTTTTGTAAGAGAGCAATCTTATCATTGTTTGAATTTATTCTATTCTGTCTTTGCCTAAGTTCATTAAGATGATTCGCGATAGTTCTGCCTTCCTGTTCAGTAGTTTTAATCTCTTTTCTAAGTCCTTGCATTTCCTCTTGAACATCAGAAGCCGAAATTTTAATTTTAGATATTTTATCATCTTTTATTTCCTCAGTTATCTCTTGCTCACATGTAGGGCAATTATCATTTTCTTCATAGAACCTAGCATCACCTACAAGAGTTTTAATTTTATCATTTAAAGTTTTATCCATTGATTTAACTTCGGACATTTTCTCTACATGATGTTTATGATTCTTTTCTTCTTCGGATATAAGTACTGATAAATTTTTACCTAAGTCCTTTGAATCTCTAAATATCTCATCAATATCATTTTTGTGTGTTTCAATAGAATCTCTTTTACCTTCTATTTGGTCCTGGTTTAGAGCTTCTAAATTATTAATGTATTTGGTTTGTGAATCAATCTTAGTATTAAGTAAATCAATCTGATGGTTAATATCAGTTAACTGGTCTCTAATTACTGAATTACGCTCTTTCAGTAGTGTATTCATTTTAGAGAATATATTAATATCCAATAAATCTTCTATCACTGCTCTTCTTGACCAAGCTGGTAATTGCATAAATGGTATAAAGGAACTACTTCCTAATACAACAACCTGATGGAATGATTTGTGATTTAGTTTTAAAATATTAGTTTCAAGGTACTTTTGATAATCACGCATATTAGATGCTTGATTGGTCATATTACCATTCTGCCATATTTCAAATCTGTTAGGTTTGATACCACGAACAATTTTAAAGTCCTGGTCACCTACAGTGAATTCAACTTCAACAACGGTTTTCTTATTATTAATAGAATTAACCAATTGCATTTTGCCAATGTCACGGTGTGGTTTTCCAAAGAGTCCAAATGATAGAGCATCAAGTAAAGTTGATTTCCCTGCTCCATTTTGGCCTACGATGAGTGTTGATGGGGTCCTATCTAATTGAATCGTGATAGGGTCGCTACCAGTGGAAAGGAAATTTTCCCACTTACATGATTTAAAATGTATCATACTACCTCTAGGTTCTGTGCCTCCGTATAGAGTTTTCTTAACTCAATTTTTATATGGTCTTTGTCCAGGTCAGTTTCCACTGCATCGACATATGAATCTAGAAGGGTCGTAGTATCTTCAAGGGATATTTTCTCGTCGTCGACGCTTTCTCCCAGATACTCTTCAAAAGATTCTGCAATCTTTAGTTCATATGTTTCAATACTTTGTAGCCTATCCACAAATTGGTCGAACATATATAAGTCATTTTTATTTATAACAATTAGTTTAATGAACTTGCGTTCAAATTGTTTTACATCAATTTTACTATAATCGGTTGTGGTATCATCATAGATTACCTTTTTAAACATAGTAATTGGATTTCGTACAGCTGTAATTTCTCTTGTTTCTGTGTCCAATATGTGGAAATATTTTGGGTCATCTACATCAGCCCAAGTAAATTCCATTTGCGAACCTAGATAGTGAACATTTTCTCTACTTGATTTAGTATGGAAATGACCAGATAGAACCATTTCGAACCTTGAGAAAGTATCTGCATGGTCCATACCATGGGGATTAGGTATCCCAGCCATCATTTCAAAGCCTTTTAATTCCAAATGTGCACGAAGGATAGGAGCTTTGCGTTTAGCAATAAAGTCCATATATTCACTATAGTTACTATTATTAATCCATGGTACCACAGCAACATCTAATCCGTCATAATTCAGCACTGTTGGCTTCATAACGATATTAACATTGGAGGTAAAGTAACCTAATAGTTCTTTAAGAGAACATAGTTCATTTGTATTTTTAAAGTATACATCATGGTTACCAGGGATAATATCCATAGTAATACCAGCATCTCTTAATGGTTCCAAAAAGTGTTTTCTGTTTGCATTAAGTGCTTTAAAGTTTACGAACTTACGATGTTCATAATAATCACCTAAGTGCAATATGTTTTTGATATTATGTTCTTTTAAATACGGAAAAAATATTTCTCCATAGAATCTTTCATTATATTTTAAGAATATATCTGATGAATTTCTTACGCCACAATGCGTATCATTAAGTATTGCTACTTTCACGGACTGCCCTCATTTGTTCTTTTACCATTCTTCTCTGTAATTTACCTAACCTTCTTGCTGCTTGTTTCACCAATTGTTCGTGTAAATTAATCACTTTCCTTTTTTCTTTTCTCTTTAGGTTTTTAGCTGTTCTGCTTTTCATTAACCTAATATTACTTTTTCTTTGTTTTTCGCTTAAATGTTTCATGACATGAATAACTCCAGTTTTTTAGCTTTCTTTTCTTTTTTGGCAAACTCTTTTATTGCTGTATCTTTTTGCCTTACAGTACTAATTCTTTGTCTGAGTGTATCAACATAGGCCATAGTTTGTTCTGCCCCTTCGTTATCCATACCCATTGCCACAAAGTCCTCAATACCCATTTTTTCTATGAATCTAAATTTAATGTCTTGTTGTTTCTTCTCCTTGGTAATCCTACGGATAAATGCAAAATAGCATATCTGTGTGAAATAAGAAAACGCATTAGGTTTTCCTGTCCTGGTTGAAGCTTCAATGTTATAATTTCCTATTGCCCTAAGACAATTCTCTACCGCATCCATAACCATTTCTTCTCTATAAGTATATCGTACAAAGTTTGGTCGATGTGATAAACCCTCTGCGATTCTTATAAAACATTTAGCTATATAATCATCTACTATAGGTAGGCTTTTATCCTTTGCTTTTGCTTTTTGAGACCTGACTGCATAATCCATAACGGCTTCTGAAAAGTCCCTATTGTTTACATAATGTGGTTTTGCTTTTGCTTTCGCTGACATTTTATTTTTTCTCCATAATGGTTATATTATACCATACTTTATTGAATAAGTAAACCAAAAAAGTTTTAACCTGCGTGTTTACATTTGCAGAAATATGTGGTATAATATTAAAGTATTGGCAGGGGCCAGAGGTATACTAATGTATTGTCTCTTTAGTCTCTTTACCAGTACTCTCAAGGTATTCATCTTCTATTAATTCTCTTTCACGTTCAACTATATCTTGTACTGCCTCTTTCATGGACTGAAGCTTATATTCTGGTTTCTTAGTATTAAGAACAAAGTTGAAATAAGTCTCGTGTAAATATTTATCCACTGGAACATGATGTAC